GGTATTTCGCGCGCGCGGCTTTCCGCTAGCGTGAGACAATTCAAACCGCCCAACTGAGAAAGGCTCGCAATAGGCATGACAGTGGATCCCGGACTGACTATTTCGATGGCAAAGCGCATTGAATTGTGGCCTTTAGATCGACTTAAGCCATATGACCGCAATGCAAGAACGCACAGCGTTGAGCAGGTGGCGCAGATCGCAGCGTCGATCGTGGAGTTTGGCTTCACGAACCCGATCCTGGTGGACAGCAGCGACGGAATCATCGCTGGCCATGGCCGGCTGTCAGCTGCGCAGGAGCTAGGGCTGAAGACGGTGCCGGTAGTGGTGCTTGACCACTTGAGTGAGCGACAGCGTAAGGCGTACATCCTTGCCGACAACCAGCTGGCGCTGAACGCTGGGTGGGACACCGACCTGCTGAGAGAGGAACTGCAGGACCTGGCAGCGCAGGACTTCGACCTGAGCCTGATCGGTTTCAGCGACGACGAGCTGGCCGACCTACTGCCGGAGATCGAGGAGCTGCCGCCTGAGGATGCGGACGCTGATGCGGTGCCCGAACCGCCGGTCGATCCAGTGAGCAAGCCGGGCGACGTGTGGCTGCTGGGAAAGCATCGGGTGATGTGCGGGGACAGCACATCGATCGACGCAGTGGAAACACTGATGGGTGGCACGCAGGCGGATTTGCTGTTGACTGACCCTCCCTACAACGTGGCCTACGAGGGCGGGACAGCGGAGAAGCTGACGATTCAGAACGACGACATGAACGATGACGACTTCCGGCAGTTTCTGCGGGACGTCTACACAGCGGCGGACGTTGTAATGAAACCTGGCGCAGTGTTTTACATCTGGCACGCCGACTCGGAGGGCTACAACTTCCGAGGCGCTGCGCACGACGTTGGCTGGCAGGTGCGGCAATGCCTGATCTGGAACAAATCCTCTTTGGTGCTTGGCCGCCAGGACTATCACTGGAAGCACGAACCATGCCTTTATGGATGGAAGGAAGGCGCTGCGCACTACTGGGGCAGCGACCGCAGCCAGACAACGGTGCTGGACTTCAACAAACCAAGCCGCAATGGTGAGCATCCGACCATGAAGCCGGTGGAACTATTTCAGTACCAGCTGGAGAACAGCTCTAAGAAGAACGGGGTGGTGCTGGACCTGTTTGGCGGTTCAGGAACAACTGCGATTGCAGCGCAAAAGACTGGCCGTCAGGCACGGCTGATGGAGCTTGACCCCCGCTACTGCGACGTGATTGTCAAGCGGTTGCAGGCATTCACTGGCAAACGTGCGACACTTGAGTCTACTGGTGAGATGTTTCCGACTGAGCACGCTGGATGAACCTGCGCAAGTACGCCGAGGATCGGAAGGTTGAGTACACGCAGCTGAGCAAGTGGGCTGGCCAGGGCCGGTTCAGCAGCGATGCCATGCGCAAGGATGGCCGGCTCTGGGTGGTGGTGGACCCGCAGGAGCTGGACCGGCAGGTGGCTGCGGCCAAGAGCCCAGACCGCGGGGGCCGTGGTGGCGCTCCAGCAATCGACCAGTCGCTGCAGCAGCAGCAGAACCAGGCCGCGGCCATCCCGTCGTTTGCGCAGTCGCGCGCGATCCGAGAGGCCTATGCGGCGCGCCTGACGCGGCTCGAGTTTGACCAGCGTTCGGCGAAGCTGGTGGACAAGTCCGAGCTGAAGATGCGGCTGGCCAAGCTGCACATGGCGGTGCGCGATGCGCTGCGGACCATCCCTGACCGTGTGGCACCTATCGTGGCGGCCGAGACAGATCAGGCAAAGATCCACGCGATGTTGCTCAAGGAGATCGGGCAAGCACTGGAGGGATTGAGTGGCGCCATCAGCGATTGATGATCTGCTGCAGGTATGCCGCGAGGCGCTGCGGTTTGAGGCAGACCTAACAGTCAGCCAGTGGGCCGACAACAACCGGATGCTGTCAGGCAAGGCAAGCGCGGAGCCTGGCCCATGGCGCACGGATCGCACGCCTTACCTGCGCGAGGTGATGGATTGCCTGAGCACGACGAGCCCGGTGCAGCGTGTGGTGTTGATGGCGGGTGCGCAGTTGGGCAAGACCGAGGGCGGTGCGAACTGGCTGGGCTATGTGATCGACCACGCGCCTGGACCGATGCTGATGGTGCAGCCAACGGTGGACATGGCGAAGCGGCTGAGTAAGCAGCGCCTCGAGAGCCTGATCAGCGACACGCCGGTACTGTCGGAAAAGATCGCGCCAGCCCGCAGCCGGGATTCTGGGAACACGATGTTCTCCAAGGAGTTCCCTGGCGGGATGATGATCTTGACCGGCGCCAACTCGGCTACCGGCCTGCGCTCCACCCCGTGCCGGTACATCTTCCTTGATGAGGTGGATGCCTTCCCTGGTGACGTAGATGGCGAGGGCGATCCGGTAACGCTGGCCGAGAGGCGGAGCACGACGTTCAGCCGGCGGAAGATCTTTATGACCAGCACGCCAACCGTGAAGGACTTCAGCCGGATCGAGGCCGAGTATCTGCTGAGCGATCAGCGCCGCTTTTTCGTGCCTTGCCCCTGCTGCGGTGGGATGCAGTGGCTGAAGTGGACCCAGCTCAAGTACCAGGACAATGACCCGAGCACAGCGCGGTACGAGTGCGAGGCTTGTTGCGAACGGTTCTCAGAAAACCACAAGACAGGGATGCTGCAGGCGGGCGAATGGCGCGCGACGGCTCCGGGTGACGGCAAGACGGCAGGGTTCCAGATCAGTAGCCTCTACAGCCCGCTCGGGTGGAAGTCTTGGCACGAGGTGGTTGAGGACTTCCTGCGCGCGAAAGGCGATGCGCCGCGATTGAAGACCTGGGTCAACACCGTGCTGGGCGAGACCTGGGAGGAGGACTATGCCAGCAAGGTCAGCGCCGATGGTCTGCTGGAGCGATGCGAGCACTTCGAGCCGGCAGTGATACCAGAGAACGGGCTGGCGCTAACGGTTGGCGTTGACGTGCAGGACAACCGGCTGGCGGTGAGCGTGTGGGCATGGGGTCGCGATGAGGAAGGTTGGCTGCTGGATCATCAGGAGATCTACGGCGACCCCTCGAGGCAGGAGCTGTGGAAGCAGCTTGACGAGGTGGCGTTGCGCGAGTGGCCGCATGTGCTCGGCGGCAAGCTGCGACCTGATGTGGTGGCGATCGACTCTGGCGGTCACTTCACTGCGGAGGTGTACCAGTACGCACGGGAACGAGGCCGGCAGGGCGTGATCGCAATCAAGGGCCAGAGCCAGCGGGGCAAGCCACCGATCGGCAAGCCAAGCAAGGTGGACATCAACGCCAAGGGCCAAACCCTCAAGCGTGGTGCGCAGGTGTGGCCGGTAGGCAGCGACACGGCCAAGACCACGCTGTTCGGACGGCTGAAGCACAACGAGCCTGGCCCGGGTTACCTGCACTTCCACATGCAGACCACCAGCGAATACTTTGAGCAACTGACGGCGGAGAAGCAGGTGCTCCGCACCAACCGGAATGGATTCCCAGTGCGCGAATGGGTGCTGCCAGCGAGCAAACGCAATGAGGCGCTCGACTGCTTGGTCTACGCATACGCGGCGCTGAATCGGATGTATCAGCGCTTTGACCGGCGGACGATGTGGGACCAGCTGGAGAAAAGGCTTGAGGGAGCAGGCAAGAAGAAGAAGCCGGCGTTGCTAGGATCGAAACAGCAGACCCCAACCGGGGCCACTGGCTTTGTCAGCAACTGGTAGGCCGTGAACATCCCTAGCGAGATCCGGGCAGGCGACACGATCCAGTGGCGGGATGTTCCTGGTGCTGACAATTTGGGCAATGCGATCAGCAGTTCTGACTACGTGTTGACGTACTACCTGAGGACGAACACGGCAAGCGAAGGCTCGACGGTGGTCGGCACTGCCTACGGGACCGGGTGGGAGTTCACGATCGCCGCTGGCACGAGCACGGGATTCGATGCTGGGACATGGTTCTGGCAGGCAGTCGCGACCAAGACTGGCAGCACAGTGACGATGGGCTCGGGTCAGCTGACGGTGCTGCGGAGCCTGAGCTATA